TCTACCAAAAGTATCAAATGTCGATAATGATTCATAATACTTTTGTCTATCTGATTGATAGTTTTTGATAGTGTCTTCAACACCATGTTCTTCAACATATTCACCTAATTTTTTCAGTGTGTTCGGACCAATACCACCGTCTGCAACAGTACCAATCATTGTCTGTAAATATTTGGCAGCTCGACCTGTTCCTGCATTGACACCAAAGTCAAAGACACAGAGGTCTAATCCAGCAGGTAAATCATCACCCTTTACTCTATCCCAATAGTTCTTTTTGTATATTGGCTCTACGTCTTCTCTGGTCAAATCCTTCATATCTTTGGTTCCACCGAAGTCTTCGTAAACTCTCTTGGTGACGCCTAGATTTGTTTCTCCTCCAGGGTCTTTCGGGTGATTCACATAACCGCCCTCGTGGTGTAGTATTGTTTCTAAACATTTTATCCAATTGCTTTGCATTTTTCTATCTCCGTTTTGTAAAATAATTTTAGTTTCTTATGCTCTCTTAATATCTTCCACATTTCTGATGAACGATCAAAATCTCTATCTCGTTCAATATCTGCCACTTTTTGTTTATAATATTTGTGTAGTCGTTTTAAGTCTTTAATTCTGGTCATAGTGCAATCCTAACTTTATTTTGTTTACTAGATAGTTTCGTATGAAACCGCTTCTTACAATGTCACCTAGGTCAAATTCGATATTCTCAAATTCACCCATTTCAAATAAAATTCTTTGAAAGTCGTAAATACCATTTTTCTCCGAAGTTTTATTCAAATCTGTTTGTTGAAAATCACCACAGAATATGATTCGACTGTTCTGTCCAACTCTTGTGATGATTGTATCTAATTCATGGAAGTTAAGATTCTGACATTCATCAACAATAATAATACCATTATCAATAGTAATACCTCGTAAAAATGATGTAGATAAAAATTCAATGGTACCTTGATTTCGTAAGTCAACATACAAACGCTCAAAAGCATTCTCTGTTGGTGCTGAAAACATAAATCGTACCATGTTTTGATATGGCATTTGATAAAGAAACGCTTTGTCTTCTTCATCACCAGGTAGAAAACCTATATCTCTGGTTGGTAATAAACTTCTTACAAGATAAACACGTTGTTGTTCTGTTTTGTCATTGAGAACTTCTCTTAATGCCATATTTAATGAGAGAAATGTTTTACCGGTTCCAGCAACACCATAAAGAAATAAGTGTTTGCCTTCTTTCCATGCCTGAACGGCACGTTTTTGATTTTCAGTGATTGGTTTAATATTAACTAAGTCTTTATCTGTAATTTCAAGTTTCTTTTTTGCCATTTTCATCCTTTGGTGCGGCCCAACTAAGAAGTTGGGCCTTTATCTAGTCCTGGATTAGTGCCAGCTGACTTTCAGGCTATAGTTAACCCTACTTTTGCTCTCTAATCTATTCAGACAGATACTCAATTATTTATAATTTCCTTGCTCGATGTTTTTTAACAACTTCTTTTGCTTTCTTTCTTGCAGTGGTTTCACCTGAACCATAGCGTTCGGCAAGTGCTGATTCTGGATGAGCTTCTGCGATTCTTTTGAGATTATCTTTCCAACCACTATCGGTTTTACTGTCTAAATCACCAGTGCCAGATACAATATTCATTTGTGTTGGTGGTAAGAGTTCAATATGTTCTTGTTTTTTAAACTCTTCCATTTCTGCAATCATCATTAATTCTTCCCACACTTCACCTGTTTTGTGATTTTTAAATCTATACGTTGGCATTACCAAATATCCTCATACTTACTTTGAATCTTTTCATAGTTTAATACTTTACTACCTTTATGAAAAAACTCTGGTTTTCTTTTTGCTGTTTCAAAGGTTGCAACAGTAATAAAAATTGCCATGACAAAAATTAGATGAGCAACGGCAGTATAACCAAAGACAGTCCAACTACCAACTAATAGGGAAAAGACTATGCACCACATCCAACATAGTAATTGTGTTACAAGATGTCGTGTGTTAAAGTCTTGTATATGTCTGAGTGGATTTTTATTCCAACCCATAACAGAACTGTACATGTCATAAATCCATTTTCTCATTGCACTTCTCCTTTCATATACCATCCTGGAATCTGTCGATTTGTCCATTTTGCAAATTCTTTTTTTGCGATTATATAGTAATTTTTATATGCCTGTATGGAATTACCTTCAACCATACATTCAGGAAACTTTTTCATTGCCTGTGGTGGCTCTGAAAAACCTTTGTCTTCTAAATTCTTGGGAGTTGTTTTTAGTATGTCACCGAGCAATGTCCAGCTGGAGTGATCTTTGCCTTTTGCATTTCCATATCGATGTCGATACTCTGCCGATAGTTCACGCCACAATTCATACAACCAGTCATAATGCTGACTAGAAGTACGAGCCCAAACAGTCGAAGGGTGATTAAAATGACACGCTTTGTAAACAATGTTTTCTAAATTATCGGATAGTTTATATCTAGTTACTTTTCTTCCAGTTTTGGAAGTACCAATATATTTAGTACCGTCAATCATTCGATGAGCCGTAGATAATATTTGTGCATACTCTACAATCATTTTCACCACGTGTTTGTCACAGTGCATTTCTGCACAAGTTTTTGGATCTCTATCTAGGTAAAATACGTTCATTAATTAACGATTGACATATCCCAAGAAATAATTCTTTTCATTTTCTTTGATGTATTTGGTGGACTGAAATGATGTATGAACTGTGGCATAACAACAATTGTACCCTCTGTAACTGGTAATGGATAGTAAATAGTATTATCAGTTATATAATCATTCCAAGGTTGAATATAACTTGTCTTTGGTGTTTTATTATCCATTTGTAAATAAAGAATACCTGTAAGTCCTGTAGAACCGTGATTGTGTGGAGAATGATACTCACCAGTTTTATAACTCACTGACCATATATCATCTATTTTAATATCTTTTTTTATTTTATCAGATAACATATTCAGTTCTTCACCACAAATTTCAGCAAACTTATCTGAAAGACCTGAACGATCTGTCTGACGATTTGTTGAAAATGTTTGTATTCCGTGTTTCTTATCTGGATATGCCTTTAACATATTGATAAGTTTTTTCTTTTTCTCTTTAAAATTAAGAGTAGGTATTGTCCAATATGGTATTTTAAATAATGTTTCTTCTATCATTTTTTCCTCATTTTAATGTTATTATATCAGGTTTGTTGTTCATTGTCAACCTTTATCTTATTGTTTTTTACTAGTCTGGCAGTATCTTTAACTATTGTTGGATATTCATCTTCAGGAAGTAGAAAGGTACCTGCCTGTAGAGCATCTTTGGAAATCAAATGTTTATGTGGATGCTCAAGGTCATCCCAATGTTCTAATATGTATTTTGCCATTTTATCGTATTCACCATCACTGATTACAGAATTATCTAATTGATAATAAATGTAAGAATGAACTAGATATCTACCGATTGGATTAATCATTTACTCGATAAAATATATGTCTGTCTATATGTGTTACTTTTTCTAATCTGGATGCCCAATGGGGTTTTACATAGTCTGCATGATAATGGGTTGCATCTTCCACAACATTTGGTATCATATCTGGCATTGCCATAATCACACCTGCAATTGATTTTGCCAATCTCCAGGCACTGATATCTCTAATATTGTCTGATTTACCGTCACAATACCAACTGAATTGACACTTGTGTTTTACAGGAAAATTCTCTGTCCAATTATAGGTTGGACCTTGTCTTATTACTTCACAGATTGAATTTGGATATTTTTCACTTTTGACACGATTCATTACAACTTGTGCCACAGCAATTTGACCTGCCTGTGATTCAGATTTTGCTTCAAAATAAATGTTTTGTGCCATACAATCCAAGTCTGTGTCTTTTGGATAATACACATCTGATTTTGCAGTTGCCCACCAACCAATTGTAAAAATCAGTATGATGAAAAACATCACAGGAAATTTGTTATCGTTCAATTACAGACCTTCAATCTTGTATTTTTGTATAACATTCTTAGTAGGTATCACAGTCACATTACCACCTTCACCCAATTCATTCTTTTCTGTATAGGTATAATCACTCATCAGAATATGAACTTTTCGATCATTCTTTACTAACCATCCAGTGGACACACAGATTGCCGGTTTCATATCTTGGATATCTTTCATATCTTTCCAAGAGCTGTCACTCATAATATCTTCCCAATATATTAAATAGTAATCATAAAGAAATGGTATTTCTGGTACGTCTTCTTTAAACTTTTTACTTCTTTTCTTTGTCATATTCGCTTATTTTCTCCCCAATAGCATAAACCATTAATGCGATTAACACCAAAACCATTAAAATAAATAATAAAAATATATTTGTCCAAACCATAATAACTCCTAATCTGTTAATACTTGTTTATATTTCTCCTCTACTACAATTTCCATGTCACGTTTAACACCATCTAAAATTGCAGGTAGATAAGATTCTAAAATGTTAATAGACTGAATCGCAAACATATAGGCGGCACGTTGCATTTCTGCCTCTAATACTGCCTCATTATCAATTCCACCACGAATGTTCTCTGTTATGATATGGCCGAGAACTGCCTCATTGTACGTTTGTGCTTTTGCGGATTTACCTATTGCAAATTGCCAGAACATGACAAAGAAAAATAATATGATAGCAGTTAAGACACAATTTGCAACCCATTTATGCATTAGGCAATCCTCTCGTATTTTACTTCTTCAGTGCCACAAGGACCACCAACAAGTAATTCTTCACCAATGTTTAACATAGTGAAATCTCTTTCCCATTCGTCACCCATGTAGGCGTCTAAATTCCAATCTTTTAATTCTTCGAAAGAAACAATCTGAGATTTGCCATCATTTTGACCATAACCAGATAACCAAGTGCATTTAAATTTAGGCATAAACACCCTCCATTTCACCCTCAAGTATTTCAGAGGCAATATAATAATCCATTTCTGCACCGACATATACATCGGCATGTTCAATTTTCATCAAAGATGAAAGTGCTTCTTCTTTTGTGATGATTTCTTCTTTGTAAGCTTGACAGATTTTGTCAATCTCACCTTCAACTTCATCATATAACCATTCTTTTACTTTACTCATTATGCGACCTCCTTCATGTCAATTAAGTTTACTGCATTGAAAACACATTTTGGCATTCCGATATCTTTACCTACTAAATCGTAGTGAAA